AGTGGGAACTATACAAGGGAAGAAATAAATAATCAATAAAAAAAAACAGCAAAATGAAAACAGCATTAATTAAAATTGAAAATCCTGAATTAAATCTTTTAGAAAAAAGCAAAGCTGAACAGATCAAAGAAACTTTTAATCCAATGATTGAAATGTTAGATTCTTTTGAATCAGATTATCAAAATTTGATAACTCAAAGCCAAAAAGGAATGACAAAAGAAATATCTGATAAAGCAAAAAGAATTAGATTAGATATTGCTAAAATAAGAATCCAAACCGGAAAAATTAAGGATAAGCAAAAGGAATATATTAAACTTGAAGATAAGGCAATTATGGGTGTTCATAATATACTTATTTGGGCGGTAAAAGAAAAAGAAGATAATCTGAAGAAAATTGAAGATTATTTTGAAATAAAGGAAAAAGAAAGATTGGATAAACTTCAAAAAGAAAGGGTTGAAGAATTATCAAAATACGTTGAGAATGCTGAAGAAATAATTCTTTCAGATATGGATGTTGATGTTTGGGAAGCATTCCTTCAGGTTAAAATAAATAAATACAATCAAAAAATTGAAGCTGAAAAAGAAGCTGAAAGGATTGCTGAAGAAAAAAGGCAAAAAGAAATTCAGGAAAAACAAAGAATTGAAGCTGAAAACAAAAGATTGAAAGCTGAAGCTGAAGAACGTGAAAAACAGATTGCAATTGAAAAAGCAAAACAGGAAAAAATTGAAGCTGAAAGAAAAGCAAAAGAAGAAGCTGAAAAAAATGAACGTGAAAGGCTTCAAAAAATAGAAGATCAGAAGCGTTTAAAAATAGAAGCAGAAAGAAAGGCAAGGGAACAGGAAGAAAAAGCTATTAGAGAAGAAAAAGAACGTAAAGAAAGGGAAGCTTTTGAATTAAAACTGAAAGCTGAAAGGGAAGAATCAGAAAGGCTTCAAAATATCGAAAAAGAAAAACGTGAAAAAGCTGAAGCTGAATTGAAAGCAAAACAGGAAGCTGAAGAAAAAGCTAAAAAGGAAGCTGAAGAAAAAATTCAATCTGAATTAAATAAAGGGGATGCTGAAAAAGTTAAAGATCTTCTTTCAGATTTAGAATCATTAAAAACAAAGTATTCATTTAAATCAGAAAAAAATAAAAAAATGTATTCTGATGTTTTAATATTAATAGATAAAGTTAAAAACCATATTAAGCCATGAATATAATAAAGGAAATGTATGGATTAGATTTAAATGATCTAATCATTCAATGGGCTTCAGATAAGGATCTGATCAAAAAAGAAAATGCAACAAAACAATATTTTAAACTTATAGAAGAAAAAGGTGAATTGTTTGGTTCGATTTTAAAGAATAACAGGGAAGAAATGATTGATGCAATAGGGGATCTTCAAGTTGTAAAGATCATACTTTGCAAACAGTTAGGAATTGATTATTCAAATCATATTGATAAAGATTCAACTTTTTACAATGAAGTTTTAATGCTGTTAGATTTAGATAAAACTTTATTAATTTATAATGAATTGATTTTTCGACTTTTGAAAATTGACAATGGTAATATTACAGCTTTAGACAGAAGCGCTTTAGAATTATCAATTCAAACATTAAGAAGAATTGCTGAAATTCATGATACTTCTTTAGAAGAATGTTTATCTTCAGCTTATGAAGAAATAAAAAACAGAAAGGGGAAAACAGTAAATGGATCATTTATTAAAGATTAAGATGGAGAAAAAAGATTTAGAAACAATTATTGAATTGTTATTGAAAGAAAACAAACAACTAAAAAAAGCTTTGGAAGAAGAAACCAAAGAAAGAAGCGTAATTGAAGAAATAAAGATTTTTAAAGATAGGGTTGAAAGATTAGGTTTGATTAATTTTAATTTCGATGTAAATACAATTTTAATATCAGGAGAAGGGGTATCAGATGAATATACATTGACTTTTAAAAGAGTAGGAACGTAATGAAAAGAATAAACCAACAAACAAAAAACAGATCTTTAAAAAGAAACAGTAAAAAATTAAAAACAAAAGAAAACATGAAAAAAGTAATTTCAGAGAAAAAAACAAATAATAAATTGATTAGACTTTTAACCGGGTTTTTATTAATTCCATTAATGTTTGCTTTATATTTTATTGATAGGGCAATTTATTCAATTAATCCTTTTGTAACTCATTACAGGTTTAAAGATTGGAAAATTGGAACAGAAAGAATAAAAGCTTCAATAATTAGGTTTATAGGTTTGTTAATTATAGTTTCAATATTAACAGCTTTTAAATTAATAATGAAATTCTTCTTCAGTTAATGAAGGGGTTTTTCTTTTTACGTTTTATACATCTATAAAAAAGAATTATCATGGATCAGGTAAAAGTTAAAAAAATATTGCTTCAATCTTTGGAGAATAGTTTTGGAAATATTTCTGAAGCTTGTAAAAAGGCTAAAATAAGCAGAAGATCATTTTATAACTATTTAAGGGATGATGAAGATTTTAAAGAAGCGGTTGAAGAAATTGAAGAATCTTTAATTGATTTAGCGGAATCAGAACTTTATAATCAAATTTCAAAAGAAAATACAACAGCTTTAATATTTTTCTTAAAAACAAAAGGAAAAAAACGCGGTTATGTTGAAAGAACAGAAGTAATTAATAAACCTGAAGATGTTGATCTTTCAGGATTATCAACTGAAGAATTGATTGAATTGATCAAGGAAAAAGAAGATGAATAAAAAGAAATCTGAAGCAATAAATATTTTAAAGCGTGAATTGTCAAGAAGAAACTTTTGGCAATTTTGCCTTTATTATGATTTAGACTTTTTTACCAAAAGATCTTTTTTGAAAGAAGTTGCTGAAGCCTTTCAGGATGTTGAAGAAGGAGTAATTAATAGATTATCCGTATCAATGCCACCTCGAGCGGGGAAATCTTATATCACTTCGCTTTTTTGCGCATGGACTATTGGAAGAAATCCAAAGGAATCTGTTATGCGTAATACCTGTACAGCAACTCTTTATTTAAAATTTTCTTATGATGTTAGAAACATAGTAAAATCAGAAAAATTTACAGCTGTTTTTGGATCATTATTATCTTCAGATAAAGCGAATTTACAAGGTTGGAATAATCACGAATCAAAACAAGTTGGATATTTTGGCGCGGGTGTTGGTGGTACTATTATAGGTTTTGGCGCTACAAAATTAGCTATTACAGATGATCTTTACAGGGGAATCGAAGATGCTTTATCAGATACATCAAACGATAAAATTTTACAATGGAAGGAAGCAACTCATGATTCACGTTTAGAAAAAGATTGCGCTTCAATTGATATTGGTACACGATGGACAAAAAATGATGTAATTGGAAGGAATTTTGAAGATAATTATTATAATAAATCAATTGAAATTTCAGCAATTGATGAAGAAGGAAATTCTTTTTGTGAGGATGTTAAAACTTCAGAACAATATGCAGAGATCCAAAAAAGAATATCAAAGGAAATATTTTTGGCAGAATACCAACAAAAACCGGTGGATATTAAAGGAAGGCTTTTTTCAAATATCAAAACAATATCTTCAGAGGATTACAAAAGATTTTTAGATCAAAATAAACAAGGTGTAACAGGTTCAATTGGTTATATTGATGTATCTGATACCGGTCAAGATTTTACAGCTATGGCAATAGCGCAAATTGTAAATGATAAAGTTTTTATTGTTGATTATGTATTTACAAAAGAAAATACTGATTTATCAATTCCTTTATGCGCTGAAAAAATAAATAAAAACAAATGTTCTTATATCAGAATTGAATCCAATTCAATGGGCGCAATGTTTTCAAGGCATTTGAGCAAAGAAATAAAAGCAAAAGTTTTAACTGTTCACAATCAACAGAATAAAATTACAAGGATAATAATGCAATCAGCAACAATAAACAATGATTTTACTTTTGTTATATCAGATAATCTTCAAACAAATCAATTCATTGATAATCTTTACAGATTTACAAAGGATGGAAAAAATAAAAATGATGATGCTCCGGATTGCATGGCGGGTTTATCAATGTTTATTAAAGGTCTTTTTAGAAATCTAAATTTATAATCATTAATTTTAACTTTATAAAAAATAAAAAAAACAAAATCATGGCAAAAAAGACAATTAGAAAACCAAAAGCATTAAAATTTTCAGAATGTTTTAGTAATGGAAAAAGATTATTCAATGTTTATAATCAGGAAGGAAAAGTTTTAAAATCATTCCTTTTAAAAAAAGAAGCTGAAGATTTTATTTCAGGTAATTAATTAAACAAAAAAAAGGCTTCCCATAATTGAGAAGCCTTTAATCATTATTTTGATTAAATATTAATCAATACCTAAAATTGCCCTTTGTTCTTCTTCAGATAAATTAACACCTGAATCTTTAATTTTGTTCAATGCTTCAGATTTTATTTTTAAAACATTTGCTTTTGATTCCATATCAGGTTGCATAACAGGAATATGATCAAATGAAACTGTTAATCTTAAACCTTCTTCTTCTAATCCTAACTGTTCAGAAAGATTTGAATAATATTTTTCAGCTTCAGGAATAATTGTATCAGTATAAACCATTCTAATTCCTTCTTTCACATTGGAAAAAGTAGATCCTTTTTCATTGCTGAAAATATAAGAATTTAAACCAAACTCATCTATTATTGCTATTTTATCCGCTGTTAATTCTTCAAACAGCATTAAATCTTTTGTTGGGAAACTCATTGGTTTAAAATCAACATCAGTTTCAGTAATTATAATTTCATCTTTACTTCTACTATACCAATCCCGCTGAATTTTTCGTTTCTCTTCAGGTAACATTGGCAAAGCGCCACCAATATCAGAAGATTTTGCTGTTAAAATTCCAATGCTTCCCATGTTTTCCAATAATACATTCCTTTTATTATATGAAGCTTTAATATTAGATAGGGGAAATTTTAAACTTTCTATTTTGGAAACAGGATTAATTAAATTGCTTCCATCAGTTGTTTGAATCATAATCATATCTTCAATATCAATTGTTTCAGCTGAAGATTCATCATAATTAAATTTATAATCTTTAATTAAACCGCCTTTATCCATCTGTTTTAAAGATCTTCCTGAAGTATTAATTTGAACTTTATCTGAAGATAAAGGAACAATTAGATTTACTATGCCAAAAGATCTTTTTGGAGCATAACAAAAAGAAGTTGAATGAAGTGAATCATTAACTGAAATAGAATAAATAACAT